GCAGAAGCAATTAAAAAGTTAGCGGAAGCATACAGGATCATCCGAGAGTCTTAACAAGTGGTTTAATATGACATATTGTTGAACGGACAAGCTGTTGATTGGGGCGATGTAAAATAGCAGGCGAAAAATCTTTTGAAAACAAAGTAAAACAGTTTCTAACCGAACAAGGATGTTGGTTTGTCAAAACTTGGTCGAACGGTGTTCAGCGTTCTGGAATCCCTGACTTATTGATTTGTTGCAACGGAAAATTTCTTGGAGTAGAACTCAAAGCTAAAAACAGAAAACCTTCTGAACTCCAAAAATGGAACATAGCCAAAATCAAGGAAGCAGGCGGTATTGGTTTAATCCTGTATCCGGACGGCTTCGAAGCGTTTAAAAACATAATTTACATGTTGAAAGAAGGTGAAGTTGAATGGAAGCGGTGCTGATAACAACTATAATTTGTGTGACATTGATAATATTGTCATTATGCGGACGAAAGAGGTGATAACATGCATAGTCCATTAGGTTATTCCGCAGTGAGTGACTACGAAAATTGTCCGCAAAAGTACAAATGGAAATATCTCGATAAACTTCAAACAATTCCTTCTGACGATCCGCAGAACGCTTTATATATTGGCACAGCGCTTCATAGGGGAATCGAAGCGGATGTGGAAACGGCAATCGATGAATACTTTCGAAATTTCAATGTCATAGACGATAGGCACATTCTGGAAGCTATGAAACTTGAATGGCTTATAAAACAAGCAAAGCAAATTCTTCCAGACGGACAGCATGAAGTGTTTATTGAAGATAAAAACTGGTGCGGAACAATCGATCTGATTTCATACGACGGCGATATTTTCGATTTCAAATATTCCAACAATAAAGACCATTATTTGGAATCACGACAGCTTCACTTATACAAATACTATGCGGAAAAAAAGGGATATAAAATTCGGAATCTGTATTATGTTTTCTTCCCGAAAGTGATATTCAAGCAAAAGAAAACGGAAACATTACAGGAATTCCGAAAACGGACAATGGATGAACTGAAAAATAACCGATATATCAGCGCCGTACAAGTTCAATATGATCCGCAAAAGGTAATCGATCACCTTGAATTAACACAGGAAATTTTACAAGAAAAAAAGTGGGAAAAATCACCGAATTACTTTTGTAATTGGTGCGATTATCAAAATTATTGTATGAAAGGGTGTAATTTAGACGTGTTACCAAGCATTAACCGGGTAGAAGTCACAATCAACGAATTTAAGAAAATCTGGATTTATGGAGAACCTTTTTCCGGAAAAACACATCTCGCAAACGAAGCTCCAGATCCGATTCTGGAACTGAACACAGACGGAAACGTTCGTCAATACACGATGCCGAGAATTTATATCAAAGACGAAGTTACGGTCGAAGGTAGACAGACGAAACGAAAATATGCGTGGGAACGCTTCAAAGAAGCGATCGATGAACTTGAAAAAGGTTCCGATTTTAAAACCATAGTCGTTGACTTGCTCGAAGATGTTTACGACAGTTGTCGCATAAAAGTTTGTAATGATTACGGCTGGGATCATGAGTCGGACGACAGCTTCAAGGCGTGGGACATCGTGAGAAGCGAATTCCTTCGCGAACTTAAACGCCTTCTGAACCTTCCGTACAACATAATCCTTATATCCCATGAGGATAAAAGTAAGGACATAACCAAGAAATCAGGCGACAAGGTTACAAGGATTGCGCCGAACATACCCGAAAAGATTGCGAACAAAATCGCAGGCACGGTCGATGTCGTTTTAAGGGCAATCAAAGAGGATGACACATATAAAATCAGTACAAAAACAAGTAATGTTGTTTTCGGCGGTGGCAGATTGCCGAAGATGAAAGCAGAAGAAGTTTCGAACTGTTGGACAAGTATCGAAGAAATGTATGCCAACTCAATCAAGGAGTTAGAAACTCCGAAGAAGGCAGACACGCAGAAAAAACATGAAGAACCGAAGTCGGCGGAAAAGATCGAAGAACCCGAAAAACCTTCCGACACTACTTCTGAAAACTCCGTAGCGCCGGCAGAACCTCTTCCTACAGAACCAAATCGCAGGACAAGGAGAGTAAGAGCGTGACGGCAGAACACATAGAAGCGCTTAAAATTTCGAAAAACGAATGAAAGAAACTCTTAAAACAGCAGTTTTAGAAGCTTTGAAAGACTTAAATATTACTATAAAAAAGGAGAATGAATAATGGCAAGCGTATTTGAACAGTGGAACAAGGCATTTGATGTTGAAGCACTTCAGAAAGACGTTCAAGAAGCAAGAGAAAACGGCGGAGAATTCGAAGATGTTCCTTTTGGTTACTACGAAGTTGGGGTCGAAAAAATGGAACTGAAACCTTCCAAGAAAGGCGATCCGATGTTGTCAATTTGGTTTAAGGTTTTAGCCGGAGAACATGAAGGCAGATTGATTTTCTTGAATCAAGTGTTGACACAAGGATTCCAGATCGACATCGCAAATCAGTTCTTGGAGAGCTTGGGAACTAAACATCAGGTCGAATTCAGGGATTTTGTTCAGTACAACAACCTGATCCTTGACATTCACGAAGCGATTGACGGCAAGATGGAATACCTTATTGAGTACGGCGAAAACCGGCGGGGTTATCCTTTTGTTAAAGTCAAGGAAATTTTCGATGTAGCTTAATTTTTTTGCGGAGAATGTCATAAAATATGTCATTCTCCGATACATAAAACGAGAAAGGAAAAAAAGGTAATGTTTGTAGTTGCAGTAGATTTCGATGGGACGTTGTGTAAAAACAAATACCCGGACATAGGAGAACCAAGGCAAGAAGTACTTGCCATGGTTAAAGGTTTACGATGGGGCGGTGCAAAATTAATTCTGTGGACATGCCGAGAAGGGGAACTACTTGAAAAAGCCGTTGAATGGTGCAAGGAACAAGGACTTGAATTCGATGCCGTAAATGAAAATCTTCCCGAACGAATAAAACTATTTGGAACTAATCCGAGAAAAATCGGCGCTGATTTATACATTGACGACAAGGCGGTTCAAGTTTAAAAGTTCATTTTTAAGGTGATTACTATGAAAGATTGGACTGGAACAAAACAATTCATTTTATCTGGAAACAATCGAAAAGACAATGCCGAAATAAACGATTATTATGCAACAGAACCAAAAGCCGTTGAAATTCTTTTAGAAAATGAAAAATTCAATAATCCAATTTGGGAATGCGCCTGTGGAGAAGGTCATATCTCAAAAGTATTAGAAACACATGGATATACGGTTATCAGTACAGATTTGATTTATAGAGGTTATGGAGAAAAAGAACCTTTTGATTTTTTAAATGAAACATTAGAAGATTTTAATGGCGATATAATCACAAATCCACCGTATAAATTTGCGCAAGAATTTGTAGAAATAGCTATTGAAACCGTAAAAGAAGGTCATAAAGTTGCTATGTTCTTAAAACTTACATTTCTCGAAGGAAAATCAAGAAAGAAATTGTTTGAAAAATATCCTCCGAAAACAGTTTATGTATTTTCTTCAAGGGTATGTTGTGGTAAAAACGGAGTTTTTAATTCAAAAAATAACGCTGTAGCGTATGCTTGGTTTATTTGGATAAAAGGTTTTAAAGGAAATACAGTTATAAAATGGGTGAACTGAAATGCTCATATATGACTTTGAAGTGTTCAAATATGACTGGTTAGTCGTAATTGCGGACACAGACAAAGGCGAATTTATTCAGATAGTAAACGATCCGGACAAGCTGAAATCCTTTTATGAGGAACATAAAAACGATATTTGGATCGGTTATAACAGTAACCATTACGACCAATACATTCTCAAAGGAATCCTTCTTGACTTCAATCCGATAGAAATAAGCGATTTCATCATTAAAGAAGAAAAAGCAGGATGGCAGTACAGCAATCTATTCAGAAGCATACGGCTTTATAATTACGATTGCGCAACGAGAACTGACCGAGGACTAAAAGCTTTTGAAGGCTTCATGGGTAACAACATAAAAGAAACCGATGTTGATTTCGACATTGACCGTAAGTTGACGGAAGATGAAATACAGCAGACATTGAAATATTGCCGACACGATGTAGAACAAACCATGGAAGTTTTTATCGAAAGAAAATCCGACTTTGAAGCGCATATTGGCTTAATCAAAATGTTTAATCTTCCGCTATCGTACATCAGTAAAACAAAAGTACAAATGTTGGCGTCAATACTCGAAGCACAAAAAGCCAAATACGATGATGAATTCGACATTTGCTTTCCGAAGTACTTGAAACTAAACAAATATCAATATGTCGCAGATTGGTTCGCTAATCCGGATAATCACAGTTACGAAAAACAGTTAGTCACAACAATCGCCGGACAAGAATTCACATTTGCTTGGGGCGGAGTCCATTCGGCTTTACCAAAATATCATTCTAAAGGTTATTTCATCAATATGGATGTAGCTTCCCTTTATCCGGCTTTGATGATTAATAATAATCTGCTGTCCAGAAGCTGTAATCCTTCCAAATTTAAAGATATAGTCGATCTGCGACTAAAGTATAAGGCGGAAGGAAATCCGCTTCACAAAGTCTTAAAACCGGCTATAAACGGCACATACGGCGCTATGAAAGACAAGAACAATCCGCTATACGATCCAAGGCAAGCAAACAATGTTTGTATTCATGGACAACTGTCGCTTTTAATGCTCGTTGAAATGCTCGAAGAAGTTTCTAAAATCATTCAGACGAATACAGACGGCATATTAATACAGATGCCTGAAAACGGCGATCCTGACACTTTTTGGGCGCTTGTGGACGACATCGCTTATGAGTGGGAACAGACGACCGGATTGAACCTTGAATTTGACGAATATGTCGAAGTGTTCCAAAAGGATGTAAATAACTACATCATGGTTGCGCTGGACGGAAAAATAAAGTCAAAAGGCGCTTATGTAAAGAAGCTGTCAAAACTCGATTACGATCTACCTATAGTCAATAAAGCTATGGTTGATTATATGGTTAAAGGCATTCCGGTCGAAAAAACCATCCTTGAATGTAACGATTTGATAGAGTTTCAAATGATCGCAAAGACTTCAAATAAATATACACATATCGAACATGGTGGCAAAAAACTGAAAGAAAAATGCGTTCGAATATTTGCTTCCAAGGATTTATCGGATGGCGGAGTTGTCAAAATATCGGCTTCTACAGGCAGACCAAACAAGATCAGCAATTCTCCAGAACATTGTTTCATCTGGAACGATGAAGTTCTCGGCGTTAAATGTCCGGACAAGCTCGACAAACATTGGTATGTAACGTTAGCGAAAGCGAGGTTGGAAGATTTTGGAATTATATAAAGGCTATACAAAAAATGACGGCAAGAAGCCGTTAGATAAAATCAAGGGAGTTACATCGTTCCGGAGTTTAGATGAAGTAAGAACTTTTGATTCATACGGCGGTGTGCTTGCGGACAATGTTGTTTTAATAGACGTTGACGATCCGGATCAATCAGAAATATTGATGAAGATAGTCGAACACTTTCAAATCAACTGTAAAGTTATTCAAACTTCAAGGGGACGGCACTTTCTGTTTGTCAATGACGGGATTGAAACCAACGGAACAGGAAAAAAGTTAGCTTGCGGATTAACGGCAGACATAAAACTCGGGAGCAAAAACACTGTTCAATGTTTAAAAATAAACGGCTTGGAACGATTTGTCGAATGGGACGCCGAACCGCCGGGACAATACGACAAAATCCCAAAATGGCTATTTCCTGTAAGCACAAGCATTGATTTTCTGAACACTGAAACCAGAAATGAAGATTTATTTCGTTATATTTTGGTACTTCAATCGCAGCTTCATCTCGACAAAGACCAAATAAAACAGACTTTGCAAATCATAAACGATTTTATCCTTAAAACGCCTTTGGAACAGTCTGAACTTGAAGTAATTATGAGGGATGAAGCCTTTGAAAAACCTTGTTTCATGGAAGGCAGAAAATTCTTACATGATGAATTTTCTAAGTGGCTGAAAGAAGAAGAACATATCAAGCGTATAAACGGACAATTGTGCGTATATCGTGATGGCGTTTATATGCCCGGTTACAAGGAAATCGAAAAAGCGATCGTAAAACATATACCTGATTCCAGAGATACCCAAAGAAAAGAAGTGATTAAATACCTTGAAATTATTTGCGCCGACAATGAACCGATGGCAGATCCAAGGTTTATCGCTTTTAAAAACGGCATTTACGACATTGTGACAAACTCAATGCTTCCGTTTTCGCCGGATTATGTAATAACGAACAAAATTCCTCATAATTACAATCCTGAAGCGTATTCGGAACTTTGCGATACAGTATTAAACAAAATCGCTTGTGGCGATCCGGAAATCCGGATGCTTTTAGAAGAATGCATTGGCGCTTGCTTCTATCGCTCAAACACGTTAGGTGGTGGCAAGGCTTTTATTCTGACCGGTACAGGTGCAAATGGAAAAAGCACATATTTGGAAATGATTCAAAACGTTCTGGGCGAACAAAATTATTCTTCCCTTGGTATTGACGAACTTGCAGGAACATTTACCACAACAACAATGTCCGGAAAACTTGCAAATATCGGTGACGATATTTCAGATGAATTTTTATCAGGGAAAGACGTTGCGTTATTCAAAAAGTTGATAACCGGCAACACGATAATGTCACAGGAAAAAAATCAGCCGGTTTACTTTTGGAAGCCGTACTTGAAGCAACTGTTCAGCGCAAACAGCATTCCAAGAATGCGTGACAGATCGGGCGGTTTGGCGTTAATGCGTAGACTAATCATAATTCCGTTTAATGCAGTATTCTCAAAGGATGATCCGGACTATGATCCGTACATTTCATTCAAGCTGAACACGAAAGAAGTAATGGAATATCTCGTTAAACTCGGGGTTCAAGGGTTAAGACGCATCATCGAAAACAACGGCTTTACATCCTGCGAAAAAGTCGAAAAGGAGTTAGCAGAATATGAAGAAATGAATAATCCAATCGTCATGTTCCTAAAGGAAGTTGAAATGGACGAAATTCTAAATCACGAAACCAAAGAAGTTCATTTACGGTATGACTCATTTTGCAACCAGAACAATTTCCAACGGATCGGGTTAGCAACTTTTTCTAAAGAAATGACAAAAAGACTTGGAATCCAAATCGTTTACAAGCGAATCGGATCAAAAAAATGCAGAATTTTTTCAAAATAAAGCGGAAGGAGAACAAAAATGATACATCTAACAATATTTGTAATCGGCGGGACGGCAGGAATATTTCTGACTACTATCGTTTGTTGGAATGGTAGAAATAATTGGGTAAACAACTTTGATGGTGGTTTACAAAATAAGCGTAAAAATCATACAACACTTTAAACAACTTTCATGGTGGTTAGGAGGTTCAAGATGATAGATTTATTACTCGGAGGAAGCCCATGTCAAGGATTTAGTAAAACAGTATCAAACAATTTGAATTTTGAACATCCTGAAAGTCGTCTATTTTTTGAATATGCTAAGGCTTTGAAGATTTTAAAACCACGTTATTTTCTCCTTGAAAATGTTTCAATGGAAAAGTGGTGCCAGGATGTTATTAGCGAATATGTGGGTGTTGAACCTATTATCATTAACTCTAATCTTGTGTCTGCACAAGATAGAGAAAGATTATATTGGACTAACATTAAAGGCATAACTCAACCAAAAGATAAGGGATTTGTTCTTGCAGACATTATACAACCAGCAGAAGAAGTGGAAGAAAAATATTGGTATAATGTTCCGTTTGACTATCATGGCGAAGATGCAAGAGTTTGCGCTACATTACATATCAATTGTCATGATATTTTAAAGCGTGTTTATAATCTTAAATACAAATCGCCAACTTTGACAGCATGTCGTGGTGGTAATTTGCAGAAAAAAGTTTTTCAAAACGGTAGATGCAGAAAATTAACACCCTTAGAATACGAAAGACTTCAAACACTTCCAGATGGATATACAGATGGAATATCAGATAGTCAAAGATATAATACTTTAGGCGATGGATGGACAGTGGATGTAATCGCTCACATATTAAGTTTTATACCAGAAAAATATTTACATACTGTTGTGAGCCTATTTGATGGTATTTCTTGTGGTCAAATCGCTCTTGAGCGAGCAGGAAAGATATACAACCAGTATTACGCATCAGAAATTAACAAATATGCTATTGCAGTTACTCAAAAGAATTATCCCCATACCATGCAATTAGGTGATGTAACTAAAATTGATTGGAGTGCATTTCAAGGGGTAAACAACTTTGATGGTGGTTTACAAAAATAAGCGTAAAAAAGTATATGACGTTTCAAATAACTTTCAGGGTGGTAAGGAGGTAACGAAAATGGAATTAGATAGATGGATTGGTTCATACAATGTAAGGTCTTTTCCGTGGATAGACGGTAAACGGATATATTTCAATGTGCAATATTAGGCTCCAGGTCAATCAATCGAGAAACCGCCCGTATTGGACAAGACGGTATATGTCACTGATAATGAAGAAGGAAGAAGGCTTGTATATGAGTTAACTGATTCATTAGTTAATCACATTGCATGTATGGAGGTAAAACAGAATGGCTGAAACGATGGATCCTCAACGGGTAAAAAGGATAATGCAATATACGCCAGAGCAATTCTGTAAAGTAAATAAGGAGCAGAACATTAGGCGTATGTATCTGCGGGAAATACAAGAACATATCGATGCTACAGATGAAACACTTACCGAAATATCTAAAAATCCACTGCCAGAAGAATTAAGGCACTTTAAGAATGAATTATTGCATGAACGCGAAATATTAGCCCACTGGTGTGATGTTTTAAAAAAGGAGGTTGAACATGGTTATGATTGGGCAAGCGGACATGGCAGACATAAAATAACAGAGTGGGAAACTTACAAAGAACATACTGCATATGCAAAAAATCAGTTTTGCAATACTGATTTTTATAAAAATGAAGGTTATGAAATCGTTGAATGGAGTGATTATATGACGGACAAGCAGACTTTTGAAAACATGGAACAGTTGTTGAAACAGGAGTTGGATTTATACAAGCTGAAGAATCAGAAATACGGCGATAGCTTCAATAAATCAATTCAGAAATACGGTTTGATTTCCGCTTTAACGCGTATGTCTGACAAAT